GAAGACGAGCATGTAGTTGAAGGTACCGGAGATACCCAGTGGCATGCCATCGCTGAATGATCCTTGTCCAAATGGATATACAAGGAACACGGCGGTAGCAGCCGCAACCGGTGCAGAATATGCGACAAAGATCCAAGGCCTCATGCCTAATCGATAACTAAGTTCCCATTCGCGTCCCATGTAAGCGAAGACACCAATGAGAAAGTGGAATACGACGAGTTGATAGGGTCCGCCGTTGTAGAGCCATTCGTCGATACTGGCTGATTCCCAGATGGGATAGAGATGTAGTCCGATTGCGTTGGAGCTGGGTACGACTGCTCCGGAGATGATGTTGTTTCCATAGAGAAGAGAGCCAGCAACCGGTTCTCGGATGCCGTCGATATCAACAGGTGGTGCTGCAATAAATGCAATGATGAATGCGGTTGTAGCTGCCAGTAGACAAGGAATCATGAGGACACCGAAGTGTCCTACATAAAGCCGGTTCTCAGTGCTGCTAACCCACTCAAGGTAGCGGTCCCAAATGGACTGCTTCGGTAGTGCGATAGTAGCTGCCATTAATTTTTAGAATGAAATATCAGAGCGATCCAATTTGTTAAGTACATCTTGCCGGTACGCTGGATCATTGTCGTACCGGGGATCATTCATTGCTTGAATTAGTTCTGCTTGGCTACGGAAAGCTGATTCAGCTTGGGCAGGTTTGCCTTGGAGCAACTCTCCATCCGTGCCATTGGCATCTGTATATCTGTAATAGAGAGCTTGAAGAGCCAAGCTAATCTGTGCCATGTTGCCTGTCTCTACGACAGCATCGTAAGCATCAATCTCAGCTTCAGTGAAATTATCTTTAGCCCAACTAATGAGGTTGCCGTACTCAGCTTCACCACCAACTGCACTATAAACAGTATTGAGTTCAGCATCAGACAGGTCTTTACCTTCAGGCGTTGAACCTTGCATGGCATTAAACACATCCATGCCGTTCATATCAGACAGCTGCTTAGTCAGTTCTTCTGACAGCTCTCCGCTTTCTTGGATGGCTCGTTGTGCTTGTGCCAACCAATCTGTTTGAGGAGCTTCTTCAGACTCTGTTTGCACATTCTCTTCGTTGCTCCCTAGTTTCTTTTGTAGCTCAAGGTACGCAGCCTCAAGCTCTTCAGTGCTGTTGTACTTACCAGCCAAACGCTGGTTGTGTGCAGCTTCAAGTTCTTCGCCTACCTTTAAAGAATCAGCAATGTCTGCCTCTTGGCTTTCCATTACTTCTGAGGGTACGCTGTTATCGGATGAAAATACTTCTGCCATTATTCAAGAGGTGGTTGTTCTGCTTGCTGCTCTAGTTCAGCAGCCAATGCAGGATTTTTAGATGGATCATTGATAGGTGCAGACTGCATAGCTGCAGCTTGCTTAGTCATCTCCATCTGTTCTTGCTGCTGCATAGCAGCTTCCTGCTCTTCATTCTGCTGATCCATAGACTTCACAAGGTTCAGCACATCAATACCTTGAGCAGCAGCCAGACGTTTAATTGCTTCGTCTGGGTTGAGGTATTGAAGCATCGCTTCAGGACCTAATGTCTGAGCAATGGTTGTGATAAATGCAGTCAAGGACTCACGGTCCTGACCCCTTCCAAGCGCGTTGATACCAGCAACGATGGTCGGCTTGACCAATTCCTTGGGGTACCTAGGTAGCTCACCACTACGTTGCATCACAAGCAACTTGCGGTTTAGGTATGGCACAAGGAACTCAACAGTCAGCAGACTAAACAGCCCACCAAGTTGTTGTTCAAGTTCCAGTTGTGTTAGACGTACTTCCTCAGCAGTGGTACGTTCCGATTGACGAACAGTCAATACAAGGAACGCCTCAGCGATGCGACGCTCAAGCGTTTGCATCTGCTGCATAGCTGTCTGGAAGTCAGCTGTCTTACCAACCTGGACAACAGCAACATCATCAGGTCTCCCTTGAATGATTGCACCGTTGCCTGCCTTGGCCAGAGTCTGCGGTTTAGTAGTGGATGAGGGTGACACTAGGAAAACGATCTTTGCAGCTGCTGCAGAGCCTTCTGTGAGTGCCTGAGAGAGTGCTTCAAGTGACTTCAGATCACCGATGAACTCTTCGCAACGCCCGCGTCCGTAGTTCTCACCATCTACCGTATTGAATCTCAGTACCAACCAGGGGGATGTGTCCTTAGGTGCTTTACCTTCAGTCCCAGGGATGCGTGCATCAAATACTTCCTGATGCCACAGCCAACGGTTGTTCTCTAAACGTACGTGTGTATAAACTTCTACATCACCTTCCTTGCTGATTGCATTCTCATTGACCTTGAGAGGGTCTTTGATAATATCAACAGGCAGGAGTTTCTTGTTAATAAGTTCTTTGGTTACGATCTCAATTACGTTGCCGTTACCATCTCGTTCTACAACGTAGCGGTTCAATGGGTAGTGCTTAATCCCATCCTTACCCATAAACAACAGAGCGTTGCCACCAACAACAAGGTGTTTGATAGCTTGGTGAATGACAACACGATCGCTAGAAGCAGCAATCGAATCCATTACCATACGCTCAAGTTTGGCAAAGCTCAGGTCAAGTTCAGATCTAACTTCAGCTGGGAAATCAGATCCCAACTTCTCATCAGCTATCTGTAACTTAAAGAACGTAGTCTGCGGAGGTAGCAATGCAAGCATAAGTTTGCTTGCTAAAGTCACTACCGATTTGGCGCCTACGCTTTGCCATGGTTGTGTAAGAGATTTGTGGGAGCTCCGCATCTCATCACGTTGAATGAGGTACGGGAGAGTAAGCTCAGAGCATTGAACAGCTACGTTTAGAAACGATGAACGGCCACTGCTTAGTACATCGTACCTAGCCTTTGCTGTCACGCTAATCCTCCAATATTTAGTCCAGTGCCAGTTGCATAGGACGTGCCGAGACTTGTGTTAACTCGTGGTCGGTCACGTTTGATCCGCAAACTAGCGAGGGTGTTTTTTCTTTTTGGTTTGGCAGGCTGTACGCCTTGACCAACGCTTGCGATAGTGGTTTGTGCTTGTACCGGTGCCTGATACTGCTGTTGAGTAGGCATCGGTGGGGGTGTGGGTGCAGCAGCAACAGGTGCTGGAGTAGGTGGCACGAAAGCTGATTGGAATCTACGGAACGCACGTCCTGGTCGTTTAGCCCTAGCTGCATTCATTGCTGATGCAGGACTACCACCCATGTTGATGATTGCGTTATAGATATCCTGATTAAATCTAGCCATTAGTCTTCAGTGATACGTTGTTTAATCCAATGGATAATGTCTTGTTGACCAGCAACAAACATGATGTGTTGGATCTTGTCTTCTGGTCCAGTAAAGGGTGGTGGAAATTTTTCTTCTAGTTCTTTCAGCAAACCCTCTGGAGTGAGTCCTAGGTTAAGCATACTGCGGGAGGTTTTGATTAGCGTGCTCAAAAAAGGCAGGCATACGAGCTCTCTGTGTGAAGAGAAGTTCAGGAGCTTTGCCCTCATACATCAGCCGATCACTAGAATCGAGCCAAAATTTTTTGTCTAAATATTTATCGGCACTCTTGCCTAGTGGTTGCATGACCCAGGCAATAGTCGCCTTACGGAGTTTATCCAAAGACGGCGAAGCTTCCAGCCCAAGCTCTCTACAAACCAAGCTATTTGTTGCGACGTGAACTTGCTCGTCTCTACTGATGTCAGCGCTGACGGTTCGCATCCCTGCGTCACCAACAGCCCGCATGAAGGGTAGTAAGACGAAAAAGATTGCACGCTCAGCAACCATGGCTTTAAGGAGAGTGTGATCAGGATGTTCTGTCCACGCATCACGCAGTGCGAGGGCTTCCCGCTCAGCTTTCGGATCAACGCCCCAAGCATCGGCGACATAACCCAAAGCCCTGTCGTGCTTAATTTCGTCTTGAACGTTGGATTCCAAGATTTCACGCGCGAGAAATGGAACTTCAGTGGAGAGCGCATCACGGATAAAATCTCCCACAGGTAGTTCCATATGTCGCAAGGCAAGTGCACGGCGGAGTGTCTCCTCCGCTCCCTCTTTGCAATTGCCTTTGGTAGTAGCAACAGGAGTCCACGTCCGCTTGCGTTCCAGTAGTTTTTGATAAGGATGTTGTCTCATTCTTGACAGTCACAGGTAGGTTCTTTTTCATTTAGTAAATCTGCAAGATAGTCGTCTACGTCTTGTTGATCGAGAGCGGCGTACGCATCAGATTTATCTTGTGTATCGCTCATAACTTGGAGCGAGTAATACAAGGAAGTCTGGGGACTCTTTAGCCACTCTTCGATAAAGGCGTTGTCATACGTGACAACATCGCTCCAGCTGTTGAAGCTATACCCGTGAAGAAGCCCAGTGCGATCTAGCAAGGTCATCATGCCGTCAGCCACACGCTTGTACGCGTCCCAGCCAACCTCTGATGCAATCTCTACATCGCCATAGTCATATGATTCGACACCAAAGGTGCCACTGTCCCGGTCAACGACGCGGGAGATAGGTGGTGCAATCTCAGGGGTGCAGGTGTAACCATCTACATCCTTGCTGCGGTAGCTACAGCTCGCAGTAGGAGCGATTGCAAAAGCTCGGTCCATCGAGTAACTGCGTGCGATGTTTGCAGCAGAGTCGATGCCGGCAGCGAATTGAGAGACCAGCTCGAATGCAGGTGTCTGGACAACTTCGCCACCGTTGTATTGTTCAAGTGCACGTCCAAATTGTTCATAGCTAACGCCTACACGTCTAAGGAGATTTGCAAGTCCGAGCATTCCAAGGCCGACTTGTCGATCCGTCTCGGGTGGGAGGTATTCACCACTCGCACCAACTCCAGTGGTTGCATGCAGTGCACACAATTCAGACATACCTTCGACGAAAGCTCGTGGTATGTCATCGAACTCACAGGCTCCAAGATTAATATGCTGTAAGAGACAGGTTCCTCGGCTAGGCAAGTACACTTCGAGACAAACGTTGCCTCGGATACGGTTACCTTTTTTGTCATACTTTACTTTGTTGAGCCAAATGTCACCAGATCGGATACCTTGTAGAAGCTCTTCTTTGTAAGGAGTTTTCTCCCACCACTCATTAGTGATGTTTACACATCGCTTAACCCAAGGTAGTTCGTGACGTGGTGTTTGGATGAATTCGAGTATATCTTTATGCTCCAAATCGCAATGCAGGACGCAAGCTCCATTACGAAATGTGCCGCCTCTGCGTAACACTTCATTGAGCATAGAGTAGATACGTCCGAACGAAACTGGACCACTAGCAACAAGTTCATCATCACCCTTTTTAGTGACAGTGCCTTTCGGTCGGAGGTTAGATACGTGCACAGCTACACCAGCACCAAAGCGCAGTGCATGGCTAACAAATCGCCAGCTAGCTTCGATACCTTCAGGACCCTCCATGGAGTCATCAACTACAAATACAGTGCAGCTAACAGGTAAACGTGATTCAGGGTTGTCGATCCAGCTTTGGACACGACCCGTACGAGAAATAAGATTAGACATTAAACAAGATCTGACAAATCAGGTGGTTGATAGTTCGGTCCTTTGAGGACTTTTCCGTCCTCGCGGTAGATCGGTTTGCCGTCTTCACCAAGCTTGGACATATTGGATGCATGGACACGGCGCAATGCTTGCTCAATGTCCCATTGCATGTTCTCTGCGTACTGTGCGCAGACATAGATGAGGTCGGCAAGTTCTTTGAGGCATGCCTCCCTATCAGGGGGATGCATCATTGCCATTTCGTGATCAGCTTCTAGAAATTCTTTGAACTCTTCAACGATCAAATTTTTCTGTCGGTTCCGGCCACTCAAAGAGTTGGGTATCTTGAAAGCGTTTCGGAATTCGATCGCTGTGTTGGATAGCAGTGACATTTTCTAGTTCTTTCTCAAGGTAGGTGATAGCTTTTTGCAGGTCTTCTATCCTGCAGTCTTTGTAGCCTGCGCGGCAGATGTATTTGATTGCGTTCCCGAGAAAGTAGTTA